GGCGCCCTTGAACTTCATCGCCCGGAAGAACTCCTCGGGGCTGCGCTGCTTGCGCAGCTCGTCGGCCATGTCGGCGTCGATGGCGTACTGCGAGCGGTCGCCGACGTTGGGCGACTGGGGCAGGAGCCACGGCGCGGCGTTGGGGAACTCGTTGAAGTAGTTCTCGTTGGCGTGGAAGAAGGCGATCGAGTCGGGGCTCGAGGGGATCGGCGCGCCGGACTTCGACTCCGAGCGCGGGATGGTGTAGGCCAGCGGGTTGCGCGTCCCGTCGATCGTCGGCGGGGCGACGTCGTCGGGGCCGGCCATCGGATTCAGCTCGAGGAACTTGGCGGTGCCGTCCTCGATGCCGAGCGAGCGGACGAGCTTGGTGTATTCGGCATTGAGGAACCGACCGGGATCGTCGACGCCGAGACCCAAGACGTTGGCCGAGTCGCCGGTGGCGATCTCCTGCGGCGAGCCCGGGGTGAAGAATCCACCGAGCGCCTGGGCGAGCACGACGATGCGAGCGTGCTTGCGGATCTTGTCGAGGTAGTCCTGGGTCTGGCCGGGGGTGGCGTTGTCCGGCAGGCCCTGGTCGTGGGCCTCGGCGTAGGCCATCGCGGTCATCATCGCCGAAGCGAACGCCGGGCTCTTGTCCTCCTCGTCGCCGAACGCGCTGTACAGCTTGCGGGCCCATGCCGGGATCAGCATCTCCTTGATGCCCTGGCCATCGACGAAATCTCCAAGCATGGCGGTCTCGATCGGCTGGGTGTCGGGGAACATCTTGGTGACCATGTCCATCGGGATCGTCACCAGCGGGTTGAACGACGGCGCTCCGAAGCGGTTGTTGAGGCCGGGGAGCAGCCGGTCGGTCGGCGTCTGGAACATCACGCCGGCCTGAGCCAGCGCGCCCATCCCGGAGATCCGCTGCACGGCGTCGACCAGCAGGCCCGAGCCGGGGTAGACGAACCAGTCCTGGCCGGCCTGGTCGGTGCGCACGATGCCGGCCTGCTTGAGCCCCATGTAGGTCAGCTGAGCGCGGCGGATCAGAGCCGGGCCCTGCTCGCCGATGCCACGGGCCCAGCGCTTCATGAAGTTCTCCTCGGCGTACCAGAAGGGCATGAAGCCCTTGCCGTAGTCGGCGAACTGGGTCTTGAACTCGTGGCTGTCGAGGAACGGGACGACGTCGCCGATCGCGGCGGAGGCGGCCAGCTCGCCGGAGAGGCGCTTGGTGTGCTCGAGGTTGGTGTGCATGGCGACGACGTCGTCCCACGCACCACGGTTGTCGATCCACTTGAGCAGCGGGTTGGCTTCGATCGCTTCCCGGGCGGCCTTGCTCTTGAGGGCGTTGACGCTGCGCAGCGCATCCTCGGGCAGCGAGGCCTCGACGGCTTTGATGAATGCCGTCGGGGTGGTGCCCGTCGACAGCGCCGCCTTGACCGGGGCGAAGTCCTGGCGGGCGAGATGGGTGGCGGCGACGTTGGCGGCACGGGCCTCGACCGACTTCTTGCCGGCGGAGGCGGTGATCGTGTTGGTCAACAGGTCGGCGAACTCGCCCTCCTCGTAGCCGCGCAGGTGGGCCAGCGCCTCGTCGATGGTCCACTTGGCGGCGGTCTTGTCGCCGTGGAAGACGGTGATGTCGCGCGCCGCTTGGGCCAGCCGCTCCGGGTTCAGCTCGACTCCGTGGTTGGCGGCCGAGTAGTCGCGGATCAGGCTGCTGGTCTTGGTGATCAGCTCCGGGTCGAGGGTCCACTGCAGCGAGCGCTGGTTGGCGATGAAGCGGCGGATGAAGGCGTGAAAGGCCATCGGCCGGCGGACTACGGCGTCGAGCGAGCCGCCGATCGCCCGGTCGAAGCCCCAGTTGACCATGTTCTCGAACTTGCCGACCTCGCGGTTGGTGAGCACCTCGCCGATCACGTTGGCCGGCAGGTCGTTGGCGTCGACCCGGTCGATGTCGGTCGGGCGGGCGCGGGTCAGCGGGATCGTGTCGTTGGACTGGATCGGCTTGGAGTACTTGCCCCTCGAGGGAGCGGCGGTCATCGGCTTGCGCTGCCAGCGGGTGGCGTGGTGGATGTCGTCTTGCATGTCGCGCATGCGCGGCCCGAGCACTCGCCAGATCGGTTGGCCCTTGTCCTCCTCGCTGATGAAGTCGGTGGAGAAGTTGGGGTTGGTGCGCCCTCGGTGGCGGCCGAGGCGCTCGGTCGGCTGCGGCTCGGTGAAGTAGTTGGTGTCGCCGTAGGCGATCGGGTTGCCCATGTGGTCGAACAGCTGGTCCTGCTTGGACAGCTTGATGTCTTCGGTGTCGTCGATCGGGCGGAGGTTGCCGTTGTCCCACTCGTAGACGAGTGGCACCTTGGTCTCGGTGCCGTCCTCGAGGGGCGTGCCGACGCGCATCTTGGCGCGCAGCGTCTGGCCGTTGTGGTAGCGGATCAGGTCAGTGAAGTTGTCGGTCATCAGCGTCGCCCACTCGTTGGCCGGATCGACCAGCGCGTCGGGTGTCGGGACCAGCTTCTTGTCGGCGATCTTCTTGGGCATGTGCCACAGCTGCGTTTCGCCGTGGACCTTGCTCTCGGCGTGCGGGTACAGGTTGTCGTAGCGCCGGCCGTTGGTGATCTTGCGCGGCATCCGCAATGAGTGCGGGATGACCTCGACGTCGACTCCGGCGTGGGCGGCGTCGATGTGGTGCAGCTCGCGGGCGAGTGCTTCGTTGGCGATTAGTGGGGTGGCCTCGTCGTTGTTGCGCAGGATGCCCTCGATGACGCCACGGTTGGCCGAGACCAGCTCGCGGTTGCGAGCGGTGGCTAGCACCTGCTCGAAGGTCATGTCGGTCAGCTTCGGGACGTCGTACAGCACCACGCTGGCGTCACGGGCCTGGGTCTCGACGAACTGGCCCTCGGCATCGCGGACCAGTGGGCGAAGGCTCTTGGTGAAGCCGGCGTCGTGCAGGTTGGGATCGAGGACGCCGGTGCGGGAGTGGTCGATGATCGCCTGACGGGCCTCCTCGATGTTGTCATACAGCCACTTCTCCGGCGTTGGAGAGATGACCTCGCCGGCCTCGTCGAGCTGCGGTTCGACCGGCGGGGTCTCGGCCATCAGCCGCCGGCGCTTCGCCCAGAACGACTCCTGGCCGCCGACCACCTGGTCGTTGATGAAGCTGGCGACGAAGTGGCGGTCGTCGAGGGGCAGGTTCCGGGCCCAGCGCACCGTCGGCTCGACGTTGGTTTCGATGCCCTTGATCAGCTGGGTGACCCGGTTCAGGTCGTCGTAGTACTTGCGGGTCTCCGCCGGGGTCTCGGGCAGCGCATATGGCTTGCTCGGCCCACCCTTGAGCCGGGTGTCGCGCGCCGCGCGGTGAGCAGCGACCTGCTCCTTGTGGCCGGCGATCAGCGTCTTCTTGTGATCGTCGAGCGCCGACAGCACATCTTCGATCGAGGGCTCGCGGTAGCGCGGCAGGTAGGCCTGCAGCGCCTGGGCGATCGGTGCCGAGTTCTCGTTCTTGGCCAGGTCGACGAGCATCTGGTCCCAGTGCTCGCGGGAGAAGTCGGGGCCGACGAGCTCGCGCAGGATGTTGCGACCGATCCGGCCGACACCCTTGGAACCGGGCTGGCCGACGATGTCCTCGTCGGCCATGCCGAGGTTGTGGGTCAGATCGGCGTACTTGCCGAGCGTCTCCTGGTCGACGTTCGGGGAGCGGACCCGGAGCATGTGCTCATTGAGGGCTCGCTTGAACGCCGGGTCGGCCATTGGCCGGGTGATCGACTCGTCGTAAGCGTGGGCGTAGTAGCGGTCCCCGTTGGCCAGCGTGCGCCGCTGCCCCTTGACCCGGATCATGTTGACCGGGCGCAGCTCGCCGGACTTGGAGTCGTACTTCATCTCCTTGTACAGCTGCGTGGGGTCGTAGTTGCGGTCGATCGGGCTGGCGTTGCGCGCCGAGGCCTCGCGCATCACGGTCGTGGCGTGCATCCGGGCCCACTCCATGCCGCCCTCGATGATCTTGTTGTCGACGCCGCCGAGCATCATCCGCCGCACGGAGAACTCGTTGCCGAGCAGGATGTTGTCGGCGTAGTCGGCGACGTTCAGCCGGCGCATCGCCGGCGCCCGCACGGGCAGGATTCCGGCACGTTGCGCTTCTCGCACCCGATCGAGGGTGCGCATCTTGGAGACCTCGACGCCCTTGTCGAGGAGCTGCTTGTCGATCGCCTTGATGTCGACGTTGGCCAGGCCGCCGAAGATCTTGTCGACGGTCTCCTCCTTGTGGAAACCACTGCTCAGCGTGTTGTGCAGCCACGAGGCATAGTCCTCGAAGTGGGCCATCGCCGGATCTGCCCAGCGGGTGCGGTCGAACATCCGCGCCACCGGGCGGATGTGGGCGGGGATCGCCGACAGGCGCCCGCCGTTGAGCAGATGGACCTCGTCCTTGGTCAGCTTGAGCGGGACGTCCTCGAGCAGGGCCCGGTTGTTGCGCTCGACGAGGTCTCGGTAGGTGCGCAGGTTGGCGATATTTCGCGCAGCGAACTGCTGGGAGAGGCCGCCGAAGCCGTCGCGCAGCATCCATGCCGCCAGCTCCTCACCGGCCGCCCGGGGGATGAAGCCGACGCGCAACAGCACGGCCGGCTTCCACACCTTGTTCATCCCGGCCTCGACGACGGGGAGGTCGGCGATGCCCATCAGCTTGGCCATGTGCCCGGAGATCGCCGCCTTGCGCATCTCGGCCAGGTCGGGCATGACCATCATGTCGGCCTGCTCATTGAAGTAGATGCCGTCGTGGATCTTGTAGCCGTTGGCGACGATCGAGTCGCCCGCGCCGTACAGCTTGCGCTCACCCTTCAAGTACTGGCTGACCAGGTCTCGGCCCTCGTCGGTGGCGTCGATGCCGGTGAGCTTCATCATGTTGGCGAACCAGCCGTGGATGGCGTCCATCCGCGCCCCGGCGGAGTCGGCCGTCAGGATCACGTCGGCCCAGGCCTTGCGGTAGTAGCTCGGCATCCCCATGTAGCGGCCGAGTTCGGACAGGGCCCGGATCTCGGTCGGCGCTTCCTTGCCGGCGATGTGGAAGGCCTTGCCGGTGATCGACATCGTCGACATCGCCGTGATCGCCTCGCCGACCTTGCCGACGGCGCGGCCGATGTAGGGCACCGTGCGTGCCTTGTTGGCGAAAGCCCGCCCGGTCGAGTAGGCGTTGGGGTTCAGCTCGCCCTCGTAGAACTTCCACGGGCGCGAGATCAGCCCTTCCTCACCGATCTTGTCGCCGAGGCCGATCGGCGTGATCTCCTCGAAGTCACGGCCGTAGGTCTTGGCGATCTTGCGCATCTCGTCGAGGATCAGCTCATGCACCGGGTTGGCCAGCACCGCACCCTCACCGCCGTGCTTGGCGGCGATCTTGGCGATGCGCTCGAGGCGCTGCTCAGTGGAGACGTCGGCCATGCCGTCGACCATCGAGCGGATCGCACCACGGAAGTCGCGGAACTGCTCACGGCTGAACGACGTCGTCACCAGCTGGATGCCGTGGGCGTCGCTCTTGACCGAGCCGATGCCCTCGAGCAGCGGCTTGAAGCTGACCTGCTTGGCCAGGTACTCGATGGCGTGGTCGGCGGTGAAGGCCCCCTTGAGCTCGCCGGCGTCCTTCAACCCCTGGCGGTAGGAGACGAGGTCGCCGTACAGGCCCTCCATCTTCGGGGCCCGCTGGCGGAGCATCTCCAGGCTGCCATTCTCGACGGCGGCGGCGAGATGCTCGTAGTTGCGCAGCACCGGCTTGCGGGCGTAGACGAAGCGGCTCAGCTCGCTGGCCGCGTCGGCGCCCTCGTACAGCGCGGCGGCGGCATCGAAGGTGTAGCGCTTGGCCATGTACAGCTCGTGGCCGAGGCCGAGCATCAGCGTCGGGTCGACGGCCACGGTGTACACGGCGTCGGTCAGCCCGGAGATCAGGGTGTAGGCCGTCGAGCCCTGGTCGACGAACGGGATCGCCCCGGCGACATCGCGCCCTGGTGAGATCTTGCCGTTGTTCAGCTCCTGCACGGCCTGCTGGAACGTCGGGTCGGCGAGGACGCTGGTCATCTGCGACACGGCCTGCTTGTACTGTGCCGAGCCTGGGGCGGCCATGCCGGCGGCCATCTTCTCGACCATTCCGAGCTGGCTGTTGGTATCGGTGGAGCGGTGCCCGGCTGCTTCGTGGGCGAACTTGACGACGTCGATGCCCAGTGCCGACAGGTCGTGGGCGGCGCCGGTCAGGCGCGGATCGCCGAGCATCTCCTCGGCACGGCGCTGCGACTGGAGGCTGAACGTCTTCTCCCCGTCCCACGAGGCGTTGAAGGCCCGGATCCAGTCGCCGGGATTGGAGGCGAACGCCGCGCCGGAGCCACCGATGGTCGCGCCGAGGCCGAGTGCGCCGAGCGCCATCAGCGAGCCGCCACCGGTCGGCACCGCCAGGGCCACGGCCGCCAGGCCGAGCGCCCCGCCGGCGAGGAAGGCGAACTGCGAGCCCTCGTCCATCGTCCGTGCCGTGCGGTACAGGTGGGCGGGCCACTGCCCGACCCAGTTGAGGGTCTCCATCGTGGCGTGGGCGGCCTCGCCGACACCGGGAATGGCGGTGACGCCGTGGGAGATGACGCTCAGCGGCTTGCCGATCATCGAGGCGGCGGTGCCGAGGAACGAGCCCTCGTCGCGGTTCGGCTCCTGGTAGCCCATCTGAGCCAGGGCCTGCTGCTGGCCGGGGGCCAGGCGCGAGGTGATCGCCCGCTGCGCGCCGGGAGTCAGGGTGCGCAGCTGGTTGGCGAACTTGTCGCCGAGGATCATCGAGTAGTGCTGGCCGGCGGTGGCGACGAGGTCTTCGGTGCCCATTGGCGACATCGCCATCTGGGTCAGCGCTGAGAGGTTGTCGGCCATGTACGGGTTCTGGGCGGCGACGAGGCGGATGCGCTGCGACAGGAGCCGCATGTCGCCGACGCCCTGGTCGTCGGTCTGGGTCCTCGAGTTGGGGATGTAGGTCGGCATCTAGGCTCCGGCTTGGTCGGCGAGCTGGGCGAAGTACGGGTCGCCCGTCGTCTGGCTCAGCCGGCGCAGCATGTCGCCCGCCGGCGAGCCCTGCTGGCGCTGCAATGCCTCCGGGCCCGGGCCGGGACCGCGCATCAGCCCGGCGGTGATCGGCTCGGAGGGGCGGTTGGTCGGATCGAGGAGCAACCCGGTCTCCGGCCGTACGGTTTGAGCGGCCGCCAGTACAGCTTCGTGATCGTACGGCTGTACTGGCGCTGGAGAGCCGCCCGCCGCAGCTGAGGGGGGATCAGCTACTGCCGCCGCCATGTTAGGCGTCGGCATCGCCGCGTCGAGGGTTTGCATCTCGACACCCTGACCGTAGGTCTGCGGGGCCACTTTCGGCGCCGGCATTGCCGGGGCGCCCGATTGCGTCTTGCGTTGGCGAGGCACGTCACGCTCCCTGCGGCGACATGGCCTGCATCACCTGACGCATCGCCTGGGCGTCGGCAGGGACGTTGACGCGAGGCGCCGGGGCGGGCTGCTGGTCGGCGGCAGGGCCGCCGGTCAGGCCGGGCATCGACTCCGGTGGGGCGGTCATCCCCTCCGGTGGCGGTGGGGCCGGCGTGGCTTGCAGCTTGCGCAGCTCCTCGTCGATCTTCTCGACGGCATCGAACACCGACTCACCGTTGCCGACGCGCTTGGCGACCATGCTGAGGATCGTCGGCGGCAGCATTCCGGTGGTCACCTGCTGGACGAGGCCGGCCATCACGGCCTGCTCGAGCTGCTCCTCGCGGGCCTGGGCGGCTTCGGCGTCGGCGTTGCCGACCATCGGGTGCTGTTCACGGAAGGTGCGCAAGGAAATCGCCTGGGCCCCGTACAGCGAGCCGAGGACCTGGGTCAGCTGCATCATGTCGGCACCGGCGATGTAGTAGCTGAGCGAGGTCTCCAGCGTCTCGATGTGCTCGGACGGGGTGAACTCGATCAGCTTGCGGTTGTTGCCGTAGCCGCAGTACATCGAATACTGCTTGTTCGGCCAGTAGCCCTTGTACGTGGCCAGCACCGCCCGGTGCAGCGACGGCAGGTACGACTCGGTGATCTCGTGCAGCTCCTGGACGCGCGGGTCGAGGGCCATGCCGGACAGGGCGTCGATCGCCCGGCCGGTGCGCATCGCCCCGTAGGTCTCCCCGCCGAACTGGGGGACCAGGCTGGTCGAGGTGCGGAAGTTGCGCTCGAGGCGGTCGATCAGCTGGCCCGTGTTCGGATCCGGGGTGGAGCGCAGCACGCCGACGGTGTCGGCGTCCTCGATGATGTTGACGTCACCGGAGCGCCCGTCGGCCCACTTGCCGCCGACCAGCTTCGGCTCCGAGCCCTTCGAGCCGACGATGTAGGTGTCGGGGAAGATCGCCTTTTCCTGGGCGATGACGTTGAGGCCCATCAGCTTGGCCTGCAGGTCGATGTTGCCGAGCAGCGAGCCGATGCGCGAGGCGATCCGGCCGAGCGAGACGTTATGCGGCATGCAGATCGGCGGCATCTCCGCCCGGTTGGGCAGCCGGGACAGCTCCATGTTCGGCGACACGGTGGTCTGGTACATCTGGTTGGAGTTGATGTGCTGGCCCTGCGAGTCGCACGGGCCCATCAGGCCCCACACGAGGTGCTCGCAGTCGTACCACTCGACGACGTCCCATAGCTGGATCATGTCGCGGTCGGTGATCGGGCCGCCGTTCTCCGAGCGCACGGCCGGGAACAGGTTGCGCAGGAACTGCCCTGAGTAGCGGTTGACGAACGCTCCGTAGTTGGGGTCGCGCAGGCTCTCGTTGGCCATCGGCTCGATGTAGCTCGACAGCGGATCGCGGACCTCGATGCGCGGGATCTTCGACTTCTCGTCGGGGACGACGACGATCGCGGCGGTGTGGTAGGCGGTCATGTGCCGGTAGTAGCGGCGCCGGCCGAGCTGCCACCTCGAGGCGTCATAGGTGGCGTTGATGATGTTGGCGCGGATCGAGCCGTACTCGCGCGAGCGCTTGCCCTTGTCCTTGTTGTACTCGATCGGCGGCGAGAACACCGTCGGGGTCGTCGAGGCGGCGCGCAGGGCGATCTGGTCGATGGCCTCGCCGATCAGCGCCGGGGTCAGCTGCGGCATCTTCGGCTCGTTGGCGATGTCGATCATCGGCATCACCCACTCGCCCTCGTAGCGAACGAGGATGTCGCGCATCCGCTGGAACAGGACGCCTTGGTCGGCTTGCATGAGGCGCACCGCTTCGACGATCTGGGCCCAAGAATAGGTCACAATTTGGCTCCGATCGGGATGATTGGTTGCGCCCTCAGTGCTTCGTATGGTACGCCCTGACGACGCCACGACTGGGGCTTATCCACCAGGCGGCCCTTCTGTTCCTGCCACACGATCCACGCGAACCACATGGTCATGACGCGGTCCTGGCGCAACTTGGAACCACGCACCAACGGCTTCCACGCCTTCAACTGGCGGCACAGCTCGTCGATCGGCACCCGTGTCTTCTTCTCGTCGAAGTACGGCAGGATGATCTTGCCGGCTTCCCAGTCGCCGGCCATCGAGGCGATGCCGATGTTGGCGTCGTATTTGTTGTCGTTGGTGTTGTGCTCGCGGATGCGGAACCCGTAGCGGTCCTTGAGCGCCTTGAGGCGGTCGTCGCGGGCCAGGCCGCGCTGGAAGTTGGCGGCCTCGATGGTCAGCACCGTCGGCTTGTAGTGCGGGGTCAGCAGCTGCAAGGCGGTGGAGATCATCTCCATGATCTCCTCGTTGCGCAGCAGCCGGTCGGACTCCCACGAGCCGACCAGGCGCATCGTCTCCGCCGAGGGCAGCCACACGTCGAGGTTGCACTTGCCGGGGTCGAGGCCGGGGTCGAGCGACAGGTACACCGGCGGCTTGAGCTGCGAGTTGAACTGCCACTCGTTGAGCTTGTGGACGCGGCTCAGGGCCCGGGCCTTGCCCTCGTCGGAGAAGGTCCGCTTGGTCTTGGAGGCTCCCGGGCTCATCATGTAGTTGCGGTCGAAGGCGTCGTCCTTCACCTTGCGGCGGATGCGGTCCAGCCCGTCGAGGGTGAACATCTCCGGCCACAGTGGACGCTCCGAGCCATCGGGCCCGTAGATGATCGCCGGGAACTTGATGACCTCCAAGATCCCCTCGAGCTCCTCGTCCTCGAGGAGCGCTTCGTAGAAGTCGTTGTCGCCGACGCGCGTGCCGGCGATCGAGGTCACCCCGGTCTCACCGGGGCGGGACAGGGCGTCCTGGCGGAACCACTCCAGCTGGGTGTCGGTGCGTCCGAGGGTCTTGAGCGACTGGATGTCGTCGACGTGGAGGTGGTCGGTGCGGATCGAGACCGTGCTCGAGTTCCAGCCGATCGCCAGCATCGAGTGGTCACGCTCGTCGGAGGCCTGCTTCTTCATCACCCGGAAGTGGGCGTTGTTCCACGGCTGGCGGTACATGTTCTCGCGCGACGCGCCGGCGTCGGAGCGGAACGGGCCCCACTCCTTGACGAGCAGCGGGAAGGGGCCATTGACCTCGAGGCGGTTGCGGACACGGGAGACGATGCGCTTGGAGATCGTGTCGGCTTCCGAGGCGGTGGTGTTGCGCCACTCCGGCACCCGGCAGATCTTCTCGGTGGCGTAGTCCTCGAACGTCGTGGTCTTGCCGTGCTCGGGCGGCCACAGGGCCATGAGGATGTTGCCGGGCCGCAAGTTCTCCACTGCGTCGATCCATTGCTGCTGGAACGGAGCCCGGACCCGGCCGAAGTACCGTAGCGCGAATTGCGCCGAACTCATTTCGGAGTGGGCGACGATCCGTTCCGAGGTTGCCCTGGCGATGTTGACCTTGGCCGCCCAGGCCTTGTCGGTCTGCTTCCACTTGCGGTAGGCGGAGTACGACACGCCCACTCGGGGGTCGGGAAGGGCCTCGAGGACGCTCATCCCCTGCTCGATCAGATGGAGCAGTACCTCTTTGCGTCGCTGAGTGACCTCATGACGCCTGTCCGCCATCAATTTCGCCATCACGCAAGTGTTGCATTGCTCGGGGACCCGATCGGGTGATACGGGCCCCCGAGGCAATTACTCACCGGGCATTGATGACTTACTGGCCGTCCTTGAAGATGGTGCCCTCGATCTCCAGCGGGGTGCTGGCACCCGAGGCGATGATCGACATCGAGCAGTAGACGCTGCGTGCGCTCTTGAGCACCACGAGGCGCTTGCCGGCACCGACGAACAGCGTCTCGGAGGCGCCGATGACCGCCGGGGTGGCGGCGGCTGCGGCGGCTGCGTTGGCAGACGTGTTGCCGGTGAACACTCGCACGGTGAGCGCTTGTGTCGCGTGGTTGTTCTGCACGGCAAATTGCTTGTTCTTGCCGGTGAGCGTGTAAACGGCTGCTGCGGCGCCCGCGACATCCGTCAAGCTGTTGACGCCAGTTGTGGCCATTGACTCCTCCTTGAAAGGTGATCAAACGGTAGCAGTCGCCCACGCGGGGGACGGGGATTGCCTCACTCGGTGGTGGAGGCCCGGACTTCGTCTTGGTGGGCGAGCGCGGCCTCGAGCGTCGGGCGGTCGAGGACCTTGCCGTCGACGTGCACGCCGTCGAAGCCGAACGTGGACAGCCCGGGGATGTGCTCGGGGTAGGTGACGCCACCGACGACGGTGTTGTCCTTGGGCTCCTCGCGCTCGGCCTTGGCCTGTTCCTTCGGGCCGACGGCGAAACCCTGTTCCTCCGGGGTGATCCCGTAGCTGGGCACAACGTTGGGGTCGGCGGCCGGGTCGGGCTCGCCGACGGGGACCACATCGGGCGCCGGCGCTGCGGCCCTCTTGGTGGCGGCCCGCTTGCGCGGCGCGGCCTTCTTGGCGACTGGGGCGGCCTTCTTCGCGGGGGCTGCCTTCTTTGCTGCGGTCTTGGATGCCATGCGCGAATGGTACTTCGGCTAGAGCAGCAGGAGCAGGATCTCCGATTCGGTGTCGCGGTGCATGGTCACCGTGCGCGACTCCGGGTCGGATTCGACGATCGGCTCGATCAGCGCCTCGATGGCTTCGGGGTAGCCGATGCGGACCACGCCGTCGGGGCGGTGGCGGTGCGGCTGGCCCTTGATGATGCCCTGGCCGCGCCGGCGGTTGGAGCCACGCGAGCATCTTGTGCCGACGGCGCCGGTACAGCGTGCGAACACCGAGATCTCGATCGACCCGGCCGTGGTGACCACGGCGGTCGGGTTGGCGGCGACGTGCTCGGACGCCAGTGCGGACACCTCGTGGCTCGAGATCGCTGTGGGGCTGACGGCGATCGACTCCGAGGCGGCGAACGATTGGTCACGGGTGCAGACGGCATTCGGGCCGATTGCGACCGATTCGGTCGCGAAACAGGGTGAATCACGCGTGACGACCGCGTTATTCGCCACGGCGACATCGCAGCGGGCGAAGACGTCGATGTCGGTCGAGGAGGCCGTGATCGTGACCGCCGCCGTCGACGAGACTGCTACGGTCTCGGAGGCGACTGCAGTCCTGTCGGTGGTCGTTGTTCCGCCCGCTGCAACGGCCACCGACTCCGTCGCCACCGTGGTCACCCCGTGCGTGACCGCCGCTGTCTCGTTGACGGCGACCGACTCGGTGGCGATCGTGGTCACGCCGTGGGCAATGGTCGAGGTCTCGGCGACGGCGACGTGTTCGGTGCCGACAACGGTGGCGCCGTGGGTGACCGTGGCGGTCTCGGCGACAGCGACGTGCTCGGTGGCGATCGCGGTCAGCTCATGGCTGACGGCAGCGGTCGGTGAGACGGCGACGGTGCAGCGCGCCGTGACGCTGATGTTGAAGTCGGTGGTCACCGCCGCGACCTCGGCGACGGCGACGTCGCAGCGGGCGAAGACGTCGATGTCGCTGCTCGAGGTCGACGTGGTCAGGATCAGCGGCCCGAGCGACGAGGCGGCGACGATGTAGCCCTTCGGATACACCGACCACGGGTAGCCGCCGATCTCGTCGGTGATCTCTACTTCGACGCCCATCAGAACCACACCGTGATGAAGATGACCCCGTCGGCACCATTGCCGCCGGCGCCGGAGTTGCCGATCGAGTCCTCCGCCGCGCCGCCACCGGCTCCGCCGCCACCGGGATAGGGGCCGTTGCCGCCGTCGCCGCCGTTGACCGTCAGCGACGATCCGCCGCCACTGGCCCCGGCGGCCATCAGGTCGGAGGAGGAGCTGATCCCGTCGGTGCCGCGCGTCGACCCGGCGCCGCCGACGATCCCGCTGGCCTGGCCGTTGCGCGGCCCGCCGTCACCGCCGGCCTGGGCGGCGTGGGCGGCAGCCATCCCTGCTCCACCGCCACTGCCCGACGCGCACTGCCCGGTGGTGTTGTTGGTGTTGCCGTTGCCGTTGTTGCTGGCGCCGGTGGTCCCGCTGACCCCGGCCACTCCGACGACGTCACCGCTGGCGCCGCCGGCGCCGAGGCTGCTGTTGCCGGTCCCGGCCACCCCACCGCCGCTGCCGCCGTCGGCGAGCAGGAAGATGCCCTTGGTCGAATCGCCGAACTGGCTCCCCCCGCCGTTGGTGCCGGCGTTGCCATTGGTCGAGTTGGTGGCTTGCGCTGCCCCGCCGGGCCCGCCAGCACCGACGATGACCGGGACGCGGGTGCCGTACTGCTTGCGCAGCTCGACCAGGTCGATCAGGCGCCGCGTGACCGCTCCGCAGCCACCCGAGGCACCGCCGGAGGCAGCGACCCCGGCCGCCGATTTGCGCCCGGACGATCCACCGCCACCGGCGCCGATCACCGTCACCGAGGCAACGGTGGCGTTCTGCGGAATCTCCCAGAACTGATCGGCCGGCACCAGCGCGGTGAACGTCGGCAGTGCCTGCGGGAGGCCGGAGACCAAGCCGTAGATGTCCATTGTTACGGCCAGACGGTGATGAAGATCGCTCCGTTGCCGCCGTCGCCGCCAGCACCCGAAGCCGTCGAGGTCGTGTCCTCCGCTGCCCCGCCGCCACCGCCGCCACCAGCCGGGAACCCGCCCTTGCCGCCCGAGCCGGCGACACCGGCCGACAGCGTCGAGGCCCCGCCGCCGCCGCCGGTGGAGATGCAGTCGCTGCCCGAGCTGGTGCCGTCCTGGCCGCTGGCCCCGGAACCGACGCCGCCGAGGGTGATCGCCGTGCCGCCGTAGCGCAGTCCGCCGTTGCCGCCGTTGGCCACGGCGTGGGCCGCCGCCAGACCGCCGCCACCACCGCCACCGGTGGCGATCGCCGGGCTGGCCGACACCGGCGAGCCGATCGAGCCGGCGCCCGACTGCCCGGCGCCGCCGTTCGCCCCGCCCTGGTCGCCGTTGCCTCCGGCCGTGCCGGCGACACCGGTACCGGTGGTCCCGCCACCTCCGGCGCCGCCACCTCCGGCGTTCATGAAGATCCCCAGCGTCGACAACCCGAACGACGACGTCCCGCCGGTACCGCCGGAGTTGCCGCTCGTCGAGTTGGTCGACTGTGCCGCGCCACCGGCGCCACCGGCCCCGACGACGACGGGGACGCGCGTCCCGTACTGCTTGCGGAGCTCGTCGAGGCTGACCCAGCGCCGCGTCACCGCACCGGAGGCTCCGCCGCCGCCGCCGAACGCGGCCGTGCCGGCCACCGACTTGCGTCCCGAGCCGCCGCCGCCACCTGCTCCGGCGACCACGACGTAGGCGTAGGTGCCGAACTGCGGGATCTCCCAGAACTGGTCGGTGGGGATCAGCGCCGTGTAGGTCGGCAGCACCGGCGGCGTGCCAGAGATCACGCCTGGCAGGATCATCGCGTTACGTCAGATCTGCACCGAAGGCGAA